CTGTGCCATCCTGTTTAACCTCCCTCAATGCTTTTTCTTCACGTTTTAGCTGTGCAATGTTGCGGTCATAATCGGACCCATTCATTTCCATTGCTTCACGCCCGCGGGTCGAAAAACCGTTTTGCACCCGCTTTTCTGCCGCTGTAACTTCCTGAACAGGATTCAAAAGCCCCTGCGCGGGGCCGTTCCACTCCGCCCCGGTGAAAGCCTTTCGCCTGATCGGGTCGCTAAAAAAGCCAGGCGCGGGGATTCTTCCCTTTGCGACGGCTTCCGCGAACCATTCTTCATAAATCGGCTGGCAGAAATCGTTCGCAAGCCATGTCCGATACATTTTGAACATTTTCCATGCTTCCAAAAGCGCACCCCGCGACGCGCTATACGACGCATTGAAATTCTTTACCAGCAGTTCGTAAGGGATTTCAAGGGCCGCGCCGATCTGTCGGCATATCGCAACCACGAACCCGTCAAAGGCCGTGTTCGGCCTGCCGGGGTTTACGTCGTGGGCCTTTTCTCCCTCGTTCAAGTCCATAATCAGGCCGGGGGCAAGTTCAATCGAATTTTCGTCGTCTGCGTCCACCTGATCTTCCGGCGACACGACTTCGCCGAAACTCCCGTCGCTTGACGCTGATTCCTTTTCGATGAAGATAGCAAACAGGCCGGAAACCACGGCGGCGACAAGTTCCGCCTCTGTATAGCGGCCTAACTGCTTTAAGGCTTCAATGACCGGGGCAAGGAACGGCACGCCGCGCCGCTGTCCTATCCGTTCCCGGTTCATTATGTGAATCACGTTCCGCCGCCCGGTCTTTTCGCCCCATGCTTCAACCCGCGTCCAGCCCCTTTCGGTCATATCGTAGGACAAAGGGTGGTGTTTGCTGATATGGTATGCGACGACTTCCCCCGCGTCGTTTGTTTCAACGCCGCCGACAATGTGCGGGTCAAGTGTCCCGTTTGGATTGCTCAACCTGTCCGCTTCAATCAGGCAGATTCTAAGGTCATAGGGCATATTGACCCGCGATGTAATGGGAAGCGTTGCTATAACGTCGCCGCTCATAAGCCAATTCAGGAAAGCAAGCTGCTGTAATTCATAGAAATTGTCCAGCCGCTCCAAATCGCACGCCGGGGAATCAGCCCACAAAGCAAATTCCCGTTCGATCATGCTTTCAAGTTCCCGCGCGGCTTCCTCTGTCATTCCCAAAACCTCATAATCGACTTGACTTTTCAGCTTCAGGCCGGAACCGACGACGTTTGTTCTGCACGTTTTTAGCGCGCCCGTCGCAAGGGGAACCCCCATATAAAGATCACGGCAACGTTGGCGGAGGGTCGAAAGGTTTTCTTGTATGTCCTCTTTCGCAGAACCTCCGCCGTATGTCCAGCCGATCATGCCCTTTTTGGTATGCGACGCACCGTAATTGCTATACCCGCTGTCCAGTATTTCAAGTTTCCGGCGGGCCGCGGCACGTTTCACCGCTGTTTGCGGAAATACAGCGGCAACCGCTCTGTCAAAGATGTTCAAAGCGTTTCACCGTCCTTTCTTACAGGTCCCGCGGAACTGCCCTGTATATGCGGTTCCTGCCGCCGCGCTTTTCGATGTTCTCCAGCCGGGCAACTTCGTTCGTCCAGTATTCAATTTCTTTCCTGATCTCCGAAAGATTCGCTTTTGTCAGGCTCCGCGAACCTATCGTATAACTTTGATGTGTCGTAACCTCCAATTCTGCGTTTAACCATGCGTCAAGGTGCTTTCGTGCGATTTCAAGCCGTGTTCTTCCCTGTGCCATTTATAGAATACCTCCGTTCGTTCTGGACCGTCTGCCGCGCTTTTTCGGCGTTGCCGCGGGCGCGGACGGGTCAGGCTTTTTCAAAACAGGATTCGCAATTTCAAGCGCGACGGTCGCATAATTCCGAATGTCCAGCGGTTCATTTCGCTTGTACCCTCCGTCTTTCAGGGTCCAGACGTATTGTGCTTTACCCTTTTTGTAGGTCATAACCATTTTTTCAGCGGTCAGCCCCCGGAAATATTCTTGCGTGTACCCCCGGTCTTTGTCTTTCGGAAAATGACAGTAGTTCGGTCCCTCTTCCTGCACCGCCAGCCGCTGATACAAAATCGCCTTGCCCGTGTCAACTCCAATCGTGAACAATGGCGTTTTTACGCTGTTTGCGGTTGACGGCCTATTGAAATACGGCACGTCCGCGCCGCCCTTGCCTTTGATAGCAAAGACGCGGCGGGCCGTCCGTTCTTTGCAGAAACGGTAAACCTGATTCGTAAAGTGACCGCCGGAATCCACGCAAGTACAAATGATTTTCAGCCGCCGCCCGTCCGCCGTTGTGAACGTCTGCGAAAGAAAAGCGTCAAGTTCATTCCAAACGGGCTTCAATTTCAAGTCGCCGTAAATCGCTTGATACCGAATACCCCAGCTTTCCTTGTCAACGCCCCATCCGACAACTTCAACCTCGAAACGGTCGTCCTGCACGTCAACGCCCGCGGTCAGCACCAGCACTTCTTCCGGCACTTCGCAATTATATTTTTCCCGCCGCTTGTAAAGATCGTCGGTTTCGATCTGTTCGCCCTCTTCTTCCCATGTCTGCCCCATTTCGGTATTCGTCCAGACTTTGAGAAGTTCAATATTGCCTTTCTTTTTTTCGTCGTTCGCGGTAATGAACTTTTGCACAATCTCCCGCCATTCGACGAACATTGAAGCAAGGGCGTTCAGGTGAAATCCGCGCACTTTCCGTTCGGGAAACCGTGCGACAAACTTTCCGCCGCCGAAATGCTCTTTCCACTCTGTTTCACTTGATATAACGCCGCATTCTGGACACACGCACGAAATTTCTTCAAGGTCGTTCGGGTCAAATACAATGTTCGCCCATTCAAGAGGGGTCAGCGCACCGCACGCTGGGCAAGGCACGTTCCATTCCTCTTGCGTGCTGTGTTCGTATTCAACTTCGATTCTTGAAAGCCCCTTGATTGTCGGCGTTGACACGTCAACTTCTTTTTTGTTCCAAAATGTAGTAAGCCGCTTCCCCGCAAGTAAAAGGGGGTCGCCCTCATTGCCCGCCGTCGCCGGGTATCTGTCGATTTCGTCGGCAAGCAATATCCGAATTGGACGGGAAGCAAGGGACGACGGGGAATTTGCCCCTACGATCGTTACATGACCGCCGGGGAAAATCTTTTGCAAGATCGTGTTTCCGCTGTTTCTTGCCTTGTCGTTTACCTTGTCCCGCAAAACGGGGGTGTCGCGCAACATGGGGGAAAGACGGTCTTTGCTGAATGATTCGCCCATCTGTATAGTGGGTTGCAATACCATGATCGGCGACGGGTCGTAGTGCATGAAATAGCCTATCGGGTTTAGAATGAACCCGTCCGTCTTTCCGATCTGCGCCGCGCTCATGACGACAACTTTTTGAATGCTTACGTCGCATATCGCGTCCATGATTTCTTTCTGATACGGGGCCTTTGACGTGCGCCAGCGGCCCGGCTCTGCCGACGATTCAGACGAAAGACGGCGGTATTCGTCCGCCCATTCCGAAA